GGGGTCACGGGGCGTGCTATTTTAGTTTGCATAGCATCTAAAAAAATTCTCGGGAAAATTTTAACGTTCGGGGCGAGTAACTATTTTTATAAATTTCTGCATTTAGCCGTCTGGATGGCTTCCTTATACGGGGCGATACTCTATAATAAACAAGTCGGGGCCACACCACAGCCCGAAAGATTCTTGGTATTGTATCTTTCATGTATGAGTAGTTACTAAAGAGTTGGGTACGTTGAATACTTGCGTAGTTGATGCCAACAGAGACTTAGTACCGAAAGGAATACGACTTACCCGCTTATCGTCTTGCGTAATGACGGGGGTATTTTATAAGTATTGATATGTTCTATATTGGAATGTATTAATACTTTTCTAGTTTTATAGTATAGTTAATATACATTACAACTATTTCTATAAAGGAGATTATTAACTTATGACTATTGTTCTTAATGAAGTAAGAGGAGGCTTTAACACCTCCACAATCAACTCCAACTTTGAGAAGATTGAAGAAGCTCTAAACTCCAATGTTCTCTCCGTTAAAGATGGTTCCAATCAAATGGAACAAGATTTGGATATGAACTCCAACCGTCTTATTAACCTACCTGCTCCAATTAACCCTACCGAACCTCTCCGACTGGAAGACTTAAAGACGCTAGAAGGTGACGTGTCTGGTATTGTTCCAACGGTGGTTCGACATACTGGTGATGGAGTGACCATTGACTTCGACAGTGGTACTAAGGTAGTTGCAGGTCCTTTCTCTACCAAAGTGTATCTGAACGGTATCCGTCTGTTTCCAGAAGTGGATTACACTACAGTGGGCACAAAGGTGCGATTCATTAACTACGTTCCAACATCTACAGACAAGGTGGACATTTATTCATATGCTCCTCTTGAAGTAGTTGGCCCGAAAGGACCGGCAGGTCCAGAGGGTCCGCAAGGTCCTACCGGAGAACAGGGTCCGCAAGGTATCCAAGGACAACAAGGTATCCAAGGTCCGCAGGGACCACAAGGTACAGTAGGTCCCACTCCAATCCATCAATTTGGTGACGGCATTACTCAACCTACCACATCCATTAGATTCGCCAACAAGATTGACCCAGATACTGGTGCAGTTATTGAGTGGGGTCCTTGGGTAAACATTCAAGGTTCACAGGGTGTAACAGGTCCCGTGGGTCCACAAGGATTGTCTCCAGAACACGAGTGGGATGGCCCAAACCTACGATTCCGCAATCCAGATGGTACGTGGGGTAACTATGAAGACCTGACTGGTCCACAAGGTCCAGTTGGTGCAACAGGGCCTGTTGGTCCTAAAGGTGACAATGGTGATTCACTGTTCATTAATGCCCAAGGGTTATATAGTGGTTTGAGTGCATATGATAATGAGGTTCCTCCTTTTATCTACTTTGCAACTGACTACTCATTTGACTCTGCATTCCAAGAGCAGGAGTTTGTTGGAGATGGTTCTACTAAGAGTTTCACCCTGTCGTTCACTCCAAACTTGAAGAGTAATCTATATGTTTGGCAAGGCAACTCATATCAGTCCCTAGATACATTTGAGTTAGCTGGTAACGTTTTAACGTTTGATGAAGCTCCTAAAACTGGAGTCCGCATCACAGTACGTCTCCAGTCTCCATTTGTTACCAAGGGTGCTATCTTTAGTAAGTTAAGTGCAGCCTCCGGTGATTGGTCAACAGCCATCCCGTTCGGCCAAGGTCCCCAAGGACCGCAGGGTGAGCAAGGCCCAATGGGGCCAACTGGTCCACAGGGTATTCGTGGTCCACAGGGTGAAAAGGGTGTACAGGGCGACCAAGGTCCTCAAGGTATTCAGGGTCCCCAAGGTGAACGTGGCCCACAGGGTGAGAAAGGACCTCAAGGGGATAGAGGGTTAGTCGGTCCACAAGGACCGCAGGGTCCTCAAGGGATTATTGGTCCACAAGGTCCAGTAGGACCAACAGGCGCTCAAGGCCCAATCGGTCCACAAGGACCGGAAGGCCCACGAGGTCCAATGGGACCACAGGGACCAACGGGAGACAAAGGTCCACAAGGGGACCAAGGCCAACGTGGTTCTCGTGAGTGGTACATTGAGACTACAGGTACAAGTTGGAGTCAGGCACTGATTGATGCCATCAACCCAAATCCGGTTATTTACGATGTGGGTATCCAGTACAACAAATCACAAGGATATTCTGAATCTAGAGTGTACCGTGGTTCTGGAGTGTGGGAACAGGTGGAGTTGGTTCAAGGTTTCACAATCAAAGTAATGAACGGTGTAAGTGCTACTAAGTTGAACATCGGGTCAGCAACTGCGCTCTCTAGTACGACATTTGGTGGTACAGATACCCCACTTAACCAAGCACGGTCATTCAGTGTTCGTCTCGGAGTGATTAGTACCCCATTTGCGACTTCTGCAATGGTGAGTTTGGAGGATTTACAAGTCTTGTTGTCCTCGTTTAGTCCATCATTTCAGGCTACCGTACAGATGACTTGGAGTATTCGAGTGAATGGTTCGGTAGTGTACGAGTCTTCTAGACGTGCCTTTGTTACCGCAGACGGCTCAACTTACTACGGCTTTTCTGGTGGTACTTGGGCATTCACTATTCCTTCTCCCAGAGAAGGGAACACTATAGAGGTTTTCCTAAATGGATACGTAACCTCTTCTGGAACTAACTTCAAACTAAGCAGAGTAACGACAACAGGTTCTCAGTTTAGTGTAGTATCTTTGAAAGCATAAAGGAGATTCCAATGGTTGATAAGATTCAAACCAAAGTAATCGACGCTGACTCGGCTCCCGTAAAGGGAGCCATCAGTAATTCAGATTACGTGATGATTCAAAACGACTCTACAAAAGAAATTGAGAAGGTATTAGTGAGTGATTTACTTGCGGGTAGTGCTGGAGCTATTCGTATTAAAGGTGAAGCCCATATGGACAACGTATCTACCACTCCAACAAGCATCGTTGTGACGGGAGACCCAGACGACCCAACAATCAACCAAGGTATGGCTCCAACTGACCCATCACCAAACGGTGCAGCCTATGTTGTAGTTACCAACAACCCAAATGGCGTATCTACACAAATCACTGGTGAAACCCGAACAGTGTTCGACAGTGACCAAATTGTTTGGACTGGTTCCTCTTGGGGGATTGTAGAGGTTGGTACTCGCGTACAGTCCGTTAATGGTCGAGTGGGGAACGTTACCGGCCTAGCCGAAGCTAATGACGTATATACTAAGGCAGAAACAGACGCTAAGTATTACTCAAATGAGAATAGACCGAAATTCCAAGACCTGTCCGATTATATGTTTTGGTTGCAGCCAGCGGCAGGTAAAATTAGAGTTGGTGGTAATACGGATTTGATTGCTGGTCGTGGAGACAAAGGCTTCTTACCGAATGCGGCTGGTACTGGCGATACTGCTGTAAGTTTTGTCGGCAATTCCACATGGTGGTTTAGAGAATCTTACGTTACTACATACAAGGGACGAGAAGTTAATGTAGATGAAGAAGTACGTGGTGTGGGATTATACGACAATAATCATAGAGTTTATTCTCCCATTAACAAACCTACTGCTGCTGACATTAGCGCACTAGACTCGACTGACGATAAAGTATGGAAATATCGAGGAAGCGTAGCAAACTTTGACCAACTTCCAGCCACAAAGCCCGGACATTTTCAGTATTCTCCGGAAGCAGTGAGCGCACCGACTACTGGATATGGTCACGGGTTTGTTAGTTCCCCGGGATTTACCACAGGTAGTGGTGCTTGGGGTACACAGTTTGCTTTTAGTCACGCAAATAAACAGGTGTACTTTAGAAACTTCGTCAATGCTTTACCTAGTGGTGGGTGGGTGAGATTCTACACTACTGAGGATAAACCGACATTAACAGAGTTGGGTGCTCTAGGTGCTACCGCTACGGCTGTAAACTCGGAGAAGTTAGAGGGAAGTACAAAGGCTCAAGTAATTGCAGATGCTAGAACTGGGTTAGAGTTAGCAGGTACTGCGTATTCCAAAGGTGAGAGTGATGCTCGATATAAACCAATTGGTTATGTTCCAGCATGGACAGAAATTACTGGTATTCCAGAATTTGCGACTCGTTGGCCTACTAAGGCAGAGGTGGGCTTGAGTAACGTTAACAACTGGGGAGCATCTAGTGCTACTAACTCGACGAGTATTACAACTTACGCTACTACAGCGGGGGTTAAAGCCGCATATGATGCAGCTCAAGCAGCACGGTCTGCTCCTGACCTAGCAGCGGACAGAAAGCGTAAGATTACGGTATCTTCTAGTGCTCCTAGTGGTGGCTCGGATGGGGATATTTGGTTGCAGTATGTATAAGGAGGTAACATGCCTATTGGGGTAAATGTATCAGGTACTAATAAACAAGCGACCATGAAAGTTAATGTCAGTGGGGTATGGAAATATCCCATCGGATGGGTTCGTGAGGGAGGACAGTGGAGAAAGTTCCAAAATCCAGAATACACATATACGATTAGTCAGAATACTGCAAACTTTAACCTAGCTACAGCAGTAGGCAGTAGAGAAGAGGTTATCATTAATCTGGTGATTAACCCAGGCGTTAGTGTGTACTCCACGAGTGTTAATACGCCAGCAATTGTGATTCCAGATAGCTTTGCAGGAAAGACCATTAACATTATCAATAATGGTAACATCTACGGCCAAGGGGGAGTGGGAGGTACTGGAGTAGGTCAGGCAGGTGGTCCTGCTCTACGAGTTCAGACTTCTCAAAAGATTAACCTAACCAATAACGGTACAATCGCCGGAGGCGGCGGCGGTGGAGGTAAAGGTGGTACTGGTGGTAACGGGTTCTTTACTACCCAATCTACTCAACGTGACCCTGCATCCGGTACTTGGTCTTACGCAACAGGGAACCATATTGAGTTCCGTTCTCGTAACTGTATTCTGCGTATGGGAGGTGGAGAAATCTACCGTTGGTACGGCCCAGACTTTAGTACAGTTGTTACCTACGGTATCACTATAACGGTGGGAGAGTGGACATATTACGCCTCCAACTTCTACAATGATGGTGTTGGTGTTTTAAAGTCGAATGCAATGTACAGAACAAGAGCAGTTACCAATACGACATACACTACTGGTGGTGCGGGCGGTAATGGTGGTAACGGTCAGGGATTCTCTCAAGCTGCAACCAACGGTTTAGCTGGTGCTAACGGTGGTACTAATGCAGGACGAGGAGGTAATGGCGGTACGGGAGGAACTTTTGGAGTGGCAGGAAATGCTGGTGCATCTGGTGCTAACGGGAACCAAACTGCTGGTTTAGCAGGACAGGCTGGAGGCGCTGCTGGCGCTGCTGTAGACGGGACTTCCAAAGTCAACTACGTCAATGCTGGTAAACTATTAGGCCCACTAATTAACTAAGGAGATTCGTGTATGAACAAAGTCAAACTAACACCGGAGGAGCTTGCCTCCGGTAAATGGATTTGGGATGAAGCTAGTTCTACATTCGTAAACAAAGATGAGTTACTAGGAAACCCTTCCGATATTGAGATTCTTCCAATCAATTCTGAAAACCTAAAACGTAGACAGGCGGCATATCGTGTAGTGAGTGACCCATTATTCATGGGGTGGCAATACGACAAGACACGCCAATCAGAGATGGCTTGGAGAGCTGCGGTTAGGGCCATTAAATTAAAATTCCCTTTGCATTAGTAAAGTAATTACTTTATATTAACCCCGTAATGAGCTGTATTAAGGAGGCTGAATGAAGAAGGAATTTAAAGACTCTATGGGTAGATGGATTACTCAAGGTCTATTTTTAGAGAATGGATACAAGCCTACCTCTATTTACACTATTCAGGATGAAGACCGCATTTACAAAGGTGAGAAGTATCCAAGCATTAAACGGATGTTTATCGAACGATACTTAGAAGACCCAACGGAAATGAAGTTCGCAAGGGAGTGCTTAGGGGGTTGGCAACACTGGAAGAAAATCAAGGCTAACCAAGCTTTGTATGCAATGTACGAAGAGTGGAAGGAAGAAGCTGAGATTCAAGTACGAGCAATCGGTGTTCGTAGTGCAATGGAAATGGCACGAGACGGTAAATCATTTGCTGCTGCCAAATGGCTTGCCGAAGCAGGATATGACAAACGAGGTGCAGGACGCCCAAGCAAGGAAGAAATTGTTCGTGAGACACGGATTGCTTCACGAGTTAAGGATGAACTTGAGGAAGACTACGAAAGACTGTTAGGAGGATTGAGTGAGTAAGATTGACGAAATCAGAGAAGCGGCTGAGACTGACTTCTGGGTGTTTTGCCGATTGGTTACTCCACAATACGTTTACGGTGATGTTCACAGGGAGGTGGCAAAGTGGCTGGAGAGTAATGAGTATGACCAACTTCTACTCCTACCTCGTGGTCACTTGAAATCGCACATGATGGCTCTATGGGTAGCTTGGTGGGTAACTAAACATCCAGAAACAACGGTGTTGTATATCTCCGCTACTTCTGAACTTGCAGAGATGCAGTTGTACGACATTAAGAACATCATGACTTCCAAGATTTATCGTCGGTATTGGCCCGACATGATTCATGAGGAGGAGGGTAAACGTGAGAAATGGACAAACAGTGCAATCGCAGTTGACCACCCAAAACGTAAGATGGAAGGCGTCCGAGACTTTACCATCAAGACTGCTGGCCTCACCACTAACACCACTGGTTGGCACGCTGATGTTATTGTTTCTGATGACGTTGTAGTTCCAGATAACGCATATACTGAGGATGGTAGACGCAAGGTAGCTGCTGCTATGTCTCAGATGGAATCTATTCTTAACGCAGATGGAATTGTTAAAGCGTGTGGTACACGTTATCACCCTGCTGACATTTACGATACATGGAAGAATCAACGTCAACCTGTCTTCGATGAGGATGGAGAAGAGACAGGAGAAGAACGTCCAGTTTGGGATATTTTTGAACGGGTAGTTGAAGAAGATGGTGTATTTATCTGGCCTCGTACTTCTCGTGGTTCTGATGGTAAGAAGTTTGGTTTCGATAACCGTGTTCTTGCTAAGAAGAAAGCTAAATACGTGGACCGTGTTCAGTTCTTCGCTCAGTACTACAACAACCCAAACGACCCAGAATCGGCACGTTTAAATCACAACAGTTTCCAATACTACGATGAGAAATATCTGACTTACAGAGATGGTAGATACTGGTTTAAGGACAGACCACTTAACATCTTTGCTGCTGTGGACTTTGCGTTCTCTCTTTCTAAGAAGGCCGACTTTACAGCGATTGTAGTTATTGGGATTGACTCTGGGGGTTATATCTACGTGTTAGATATTGACCGATTCAAAACCGATAAGATTAACGACTACTATGAACACATTTCAGCTCTACATAGTAAATGGGAATTCAAGAAGCTACGTGCGGAAGTTACCGTAGCACAGCAAATCATTGTTAATGACATTAAGGACAAGTTACGCAAGGAAGGCATGACCATTAGCATTGATGAGTTCCGTCCTACCAAGGCGCTTGGTTCTAAGGAAGAACGTATGGCGGCGGTACTGGAACCTCGTTATGAGCAAGGAATCATGTGGCATAGAAAAGGTGGATACACTCCAATGCTTGAGGAAGAACTTGTGTTGGCTCGACCACCTCACGATGACATTAAGGATGCTTTAGCTTCTGCTGTAGAAATTGCTGTCAAACCGCTGCAACGTTCCGCAAGAGCTAGACGCGAAAACAATGTTATCCAATTCAATTCTAGATTTGGGGGTATCAACTAAATGGTAGGAAAAGTACTTGAGCTGCAACAAATGCTCGATAAACATAGAGACGGTTTGGCTGAACAGATTGCTAATACTTGGCAGAACTGGAACAGTCAACGTCAGGAGTGGTTAGCTCAGAAAGCAGAACTACGTAATTACGTATTTGCTACAGATACCACAACCACAACTAACAGCACGTTACCGTGGAAGAACAAAACAACCTTACCTAAGTTATGTCAGATTCGAGATAACCTACACTCCAACTATATCAGCGCATTGTTTCCAAATGAGCGTTGGTTAAAGTGGGAAGGTAAAACTCTCAAAGATGAGGCAAAACGAGATGCTATCCAACAATACATGGATAACAAGGTTAAGGAATCTGATTTCCGTGTAATCATGAGCCAACTTCTGTTGGACTATATTGATTATGGTAACTGTTTTGCAACGGTAGAGTATGTGAAGGAGACAACCAAAGATGAAGAATCCGGTGCCACTCTTGATACTTACTTCGGTCCTCGTCCTGTCCGTATTGACCCTAAAGATATTGTCTTTAACCCTGTTGCTGTAGACTTCGCTCATTCACCTAAAATTATCCGCAGTGTGCTTAACGAAGGTGAACTACTCCAGATGGAGGAAGACCAACCAGAGAATGCCTCTCTCGCTTCCGCAATCGAGCGTAGAGACGAGTTTCGACGTGGGCTAGGGACTTATACTAGGGAAGACTGTGAAAAGGCTGTAGGCTTCTCTATGGACGGATTTGGCAACCTTTACGATTACTTTATGAGTCCTAACGTTGAGGTTCTAACGTTCTATGGAGATTACCACGATACCCAATCAGGTACATTCAAGCGTAATATGAAAATCACAATCATTGACCGCATGTTTGTAGCAGAAGAGAAAGAGAACGAAGCATGGTTTGCGCAAGCTCCAATCTTCCATTGTGGTTGGCGTATTCGTCAAGACAACTTGTATGCTATGGGGCCTTTAGATAACTTGGTTGGTATGCAATATCGTATTGACCACTTGGAGAACTTGAAGGCTGACGTATTTGACTTGATTGCGTTTCCACCTATGAAAGTTAAAGGCGATGTGGAAGAGTTTGTATGGGGACCAATGGAACAAATCTACATTAACGGAGACGGTGATGTGGAAATGATGGCTCCTAACACACAAGCTCTACAAGCAGATATGCAAATCCAAATCTTGGAAGCTAAGATGGAAGAGTTTGCAGGTGCTCCTCGTGAAGCTATGGGTATTCGTACTCCCGGTGAGAAAACAGCATTTGAGGTTCAACAACTCCAGAATGCAGCAGGTCGTATCTTCCAAGAGAAGATTATCAACTTTGAAGTCATGCTAATGGAGAAAGTACTCAATGCTATGTTGGAGATTGCTCGACGTAACATTGATATTTCTGATGTTATCCGTGTATTTGATACTGATGACAAAGTAGCAACCTTCATGAGTGTTAGTAAAGACGACATTACAGCAAAAGGTAGACTTCGTCCTGTAGGTGCTCGACACTTTGCAGAACAAGCTCAAGTGGTACAAAGTCTAATGGGCATTGCTAATACTCCAGTATGGAATGACATTAAACCTCACGTATCTACTGAGAACTTGTCTAAGATGTTGGAACACAACTTGAACCTCGGCGGTTGGGATATTTTCAAACCGAATGTCGCTGTTGCAGAAGCACAGGCTACCTCACAACTTGTTAATCAATCTCAAGCAATGTTAGAAGAAGAAGCTAACGTACCTTTAGTTTAAGGAGATATTCATGAAAACTGTTTGGACTCAAGGAATGAAAGGTGAACAGAAAGAGCAATTCGTTAATGACTTCAACGGGAGTAAACCAGTCAGGGATAGACTGGTTGAAATCCTAAAGCAACGTATTGCTGAGAATCGAGAACAACAAATCAAAATGGATAGCTTTGATTGCCCAAATTGGGGCTTCAAACAAGCGGCCTACAATAGTAAAGAAAAAACTTTACTAGAGGTTATTGACTTATTACTTTAAGTTATTAGAATTATCCAGTAATCACGTTAAGGAATTTGTATAAGGAGAATTAAATGGCTGACCAAGCAAATTTATTCGAGGTCCAAGAGCCACAAGCTCAACCAGACCAAGTCCAACAACCTGTATCACAACCAGCTCCTGCGGCTCCTCAGCTTGCTCCAGAAGTTGCAGCGTTCGTAGGTGAAGGTCGTAAGTACGCTACAGTTCAAGCAGCTTTAGCTAGTATCCCCCACGCTCAAGCGCATATTGCCAATCTGGAAGCTGAAAACCAACGATTGAAGCAAGAGAACGAGAGTCTAAAGGCTGACCTAGCGAAAGCTAAGAATCTGGAGGACGTAGTAGCGTCTCTAACTGTGAGTCAACAACCCAACGCATCACAAGTGCCAGCGGGTTTAGATGAACAGGCGGTGTTAAAATTACTTGAACAACGTGATGCCCAAGCTCGTGCTCAAGCTAACCAAGTTGCAGTAACGAATGCTCTGATTGGTAAGTTTGGTGACGGTGCTAAGGCGACCGAGGCTCTAAAAGCCAAAGCTGCTGAATTAGGTGTAGGTTTTGATTTTATGAAAGACCTTGCAGCTAAATCACCTAAAGCAGTACTAAGTTATTTTAATGTCGAGTCTAAACCTTCGGCTTCTAGCGTTATTCCACAGTCAACGCAAACCACAACAAACTTTCAGACCCCGCCTGAACCACAGTTGAACTTCAAAGTGAATTCATCTGGTTCTACCTCTGATTTAGTCGCTGCCTTCCGTGCATGTGGTATGGCTGTAAATAACGGTCAAGAAGTTTCTCACAATTACTAATATTTAAGGAGATTTAAATATGTCTGGTGCTACTGGTTCACAAAATACTGGCAACTCACGCCATTTTATTGAGGCGCAACAATATTCAAAATTCATTCTGGAAAACCTGCATGACGGTTTCTTGCCAGCAATGATGTACCGTAACGTCTCTGACTTCCCTGCTGGTGAAGTTCTAAACATTAAAACGGTTGGTACTGTAACTATTCAGGATGTTGAAGAAGAAACTCCACTGATTTACAACCCAATCGAAACTGGTAACGTTCAAATGCGTATTACCGATTACAAAGGCGATGCTTGGTCTGTTACCGATAAACTGCGTCAAGATGGTTCTCAAATCGAAACTCTGATGGCGATGCGTGCTCAAGAGTCTACTCGTGCGATGCAAGAAGACTTTGAAACTCGTTACCTCCAAGTGGCTTACGAAGGTCTGACTGTTGCTGATGCTAACGAGATTAACGGCTTTGCTCACAAGCGTATCGCTACAGGTACTAACAAAACTCTAGAACTAGAAGATTTGATTTACCTGAAACTGGCTGCTGATAAAGCTAACGTTCCGCTAGGTGGTCGTATTCTGATTGTTGACCCAATCGTTGAGGCAACTCTGAATACCAAGTTCCAAATCACTGCAAACGGTGTTGACTCTAACCCATTCTTTATGGATGTGTTTAAAGGTGGTTTTGCTCGTGACCACAAGTTTATCACTAACCTGTATGGTTGGAACATTATCACCTCTAACCGTCTACCACGTATCGTGAGTGAGTCTGTAGGTGGTGTGACAATCACTAACGGTGTTGCTTGTATCGGTATGTGTGTTGCTGATGACAACTGCAAACCAGTTATGTACGCAGAACGTCAAGCTCCTCGTGTTGAGTCTGAACGTAACAAAGACCTAGCTCGTGATGAATTCGTTGCTCGTCGTCGTTATGGTCTGGGTATCCAACGTAAAGACACACTGTTTGCTCTGCTTGCCGCAGAAGACAAATACAAGTAATTAATATGACCGGAGTGAGGGATTGTCCCTCCTTCGGTTCTTTAGTAGATTTAATCTAAGGAGATTATTATGGGTTTTGAAAATTCTGCTGGTTTGGGTACTCACAATTTTTACGGTCCTCGTGGTACTCGCGCTCCGAAAGGCGGCATTAAGACCGAAGGTTCCATCATGGAAATGACTTTTGATATTTGGGGTTCATCTTTCAGTGAAGACTATGCTGAGTACAACAAAGTTCTGTTACCAAAAGGTGCTCTAGTTGTTGATGCTTATGCTCACGTTTCTGAGGTGTTTGTTCTTGGTGGTACTGACCCTGTTATTGCAGTAGGTACTAAAGGTTCTGAGGCAACTAACGGTGTATCAATCAGTGAAGCAGAAGCTGAGGCAGTAGGTGTTGTTAAACTTACTCCGGCGGGTACTTGGGCAAGTGCTCTAACTGAGGATACCGAAGTAACGTTTGCACTAGGTGGTACTACTCCAACTGTGACTGATGCAGGTAAAGTACGTGTTACTGTTCGCTACGTGAAGCTTGGTATCAATCCAGACGCTGCCGCAGGTGCGAAAGGTCAGGGTTCAATCTAAGGTAGGTTGAACGGTTAATGCAAGGGAGGGCTTCGGCTCTCCCTTTTCTTATATGTTGTATAAAAATTATACAAGGAGATATGTATGGCTAAGATTGTTCTGAGTGATGTTACCTCTGGCTCTTCTGTGACAATTAATCGCAATTTCCAGAAGATTGAGGATGCACTCAATGATGAGGTTCTATTCAGGGATAACCCAGAAGGTGAGCCAAACCAAATGGAAAGTGACCTAGACATGAACTCTCGTGACATTCTCAATGCTGGTATTATCAAGGCGAAGCGTGTTATTGCTGACAGCATTGACAACAATACCGAGTCACTTATTGATGGTGGTGTTGAGGACAACGAGCTTGTTAAGTGGGACGTAGACACGTCAAAGTTTGTTGGTACTGGCGTATTCTCAAATTCAGAAGGTGAGTTAGATGTTTCCTCCAACTCCGTGTCTGTAGGCGTACACAAAGTCGGCAGTATGGGAGAAAACGTTGGGTTTATCAACAAAGCTACTGGTAAAGCGTATTTCCCTTCGTGGCAGGGTGTAGGTATTTCCGATAGTGATACGTTCACTGCGGTAACACGGGTGCATGGGCCACTAGAGTATGTTGTAAGAACTACAAACGTATCTGAGGTACTAATTAACCCAGAATTTATCGTAACGGTTCCGTACAGCGAAACTGTATTCAAAATCGGACTATATTGTACGAATGAAGTTCCTAACGTACATTTCAGACTGACGTACAACAACTCTATCGTATTTGATGGCGATATGGGAGGTAGCCAAGCTGTAGGTATGACTACATTCACTCTACCTTCTCCAGTGGATTTACGCCAAGGAGCAGTTCTGGTAGCTAAAGCCTATGGTATCGGTCAGGATTTGTATGTTAAGGGAGGCAGTGACGGTGTCCCAGCATACTCACTATGGGTTCGTCCTTGGGTGGATAAAGAACTGGCTACTGTAGAATATGTGGACAGCAAACCAGAAGGAAAGGATGTATTCACAGAGTTACTAGATTGTCCTGATACCTATGTCGGTAAGGGTAAGAAACTGGTAGCTGTAAACGAGTCTGAGGACTCTCTAGAGTTCATCCCACATACTTTGGAATCTTTAGATAACGTGCTGATTGTGTCTCCAATCCAAACGGATGGTGAAGTACTAATGTACAACCTCTCAGAAGACCGTTGGGAAAACCAACCTCTTCCAGAATTTGAGGAGGACATTCTACGGATTAGTTACACAACTCCAAACTCAGTGCCGGCTAAACAACTATTAAGTGCGTCTAATGTTGGGCAAGTTATTACATATAACGTAACAGAAGTTGCGAGTACCTTTGTGCAAACTGATTTAACTTCTGGCATTCTAACTTTCACTGCCGATGCTAAAGCTATGTTTACTATGTCTGTGCAGATTATTAGAGAAACGTCTGGTGGAGATGCACTGTGGG